TCAGAAGTTAATCAGAGGCCTCTCACCCCTGAACCTAGCGGCTCCTTATCTGATAGCTTCGAAGAACTGTCCTTCGAGGAAATAAACGAAGAGTTCGATGGAGAAACCAAACTCGTAACAGAGCTAGCGAAATTAGGCTTCACACCTGCGGAGTCCATTATGATAGTTAATTCCAAACTTCAATAAGAATAACTGCTCAACTATTGTAACGAACTCTATGAAGCTGACTATTCTTCAGGAGATCTCGGCATTTCACCCGACGAACCAACGTTCAAAGAGTATGAGGGAAAACCGTCGAACACTTTCGTGCATGACGTCCTCGCACTCCCTGAAAGAGGAGGTAAAGTCAGGATCGTAACAAAATCTCCTGCCGCTCTCGTAGCTCTGTTACACTGGGCGAGGAAGACTGTACTTAAAAGACTCAAGAGGTGTTCTTACACAAGTGCAGTCTTAAGAGGTGATCGTAGAGAAGCAATAAAGGAATTATTTTAACCCGACCGACCTCTCCTAGGGAAGAGAGAAATCATCTCAGCAGATCTTACGGCAGCTTCCGATAGGATAGCACATGACCAGGCACAGGCCCTGTGGAAAGGATTCGCGCGTGCTATGAAACTCAGCCCAGACCAAGAGACTCTCATCATGCGATCTCTCGGACCGTAGACGCTAAGGTACAACAAAGAGAGTATCAAAAGTAAGAAAGGAATCCTTATGGGACTCCCTCTCACCTGGATAACTCTCTCGGCCCTACACATCTACTACGTCTTCAAAGCAGCAGAGAGGACTTTCAAAGAGTCTCGAGGAAAAGAAAAGAAAGAGTTTGGTAATGATTGGTTAGACCGCGGTTTGCTAGGATTTCTTAAAACCCAACCGTTCAGAATCTGTGGTGATGACCTCATTGGAGTTTGGACTCCCAATTTCAGAAAGAACTACGAAAAGGTCATCATTGAACACGGAGGAAAATTCTCTGCTGGTAAGCACTACGTCTCCAAATAATATGGAGTCTTTACGGAGATTTTCTTCAGTGTCAAGTAGGTGCGGAAAGATGTTTTAATTAAAGGATTCTAACGCGCAGCCTACCCACCGGTTGGGGCGATAGAGAGCACATCCAAAGAGTAGCAGAGATCTCGTTAGAGGTTAGCCCAAATTATATAGAACAACTGAGAAGTTCTTCCCATCGGACACTGCAAACCCCCTCCTCTAGAAGGACCTCTATTCGAACAGACATACAAAATGTCTACGAGACTCTTCAC